GCAAAGGCAATCCGATGCTGGTGTTCACCGTTATCCCTGTGGAGCACCCAACCGCTGTGTACCCCTACTACGTGGTGCTGGCCGATAACCAGCTGTGGAAGCTGCGCGCCCTCTTGGTCGCAGCTGGCAAGGAGGTACCGAATCGGAAGGTTACTATTGACCCAGAATCTATCGTCGGCAAGAAGATCATGATTGATCTTGAAGACGCGGAATGGGAAGGGCGTGAAAAGAGTGAAATCGCCGGGGTCTTTAAGCCTGAGCAGCAGACTGAGCCAACTGTCGCGGGTGAAATCGAGTTCGATGTAGACGAGATTTGACATTTAACTGCAGCGGGAGGGGCTACGGCCCCTCCCTTACCCTAGGAGCCAACAATGCAACCCGAATACAGGATTGTTCAGAACATCAAGAAGCTCATCCGCGCGCGCGGGGGGTGGTGTGTAAAAATCCATGGAGGGCCATATCAAGACGCTGGAACACCGGACCTGCTTGCCTGCTATAAAGGCCGATTTATTGCTATTGAAGTGAAAACCTCTAGAGGGGTGGTTAGGCCGGAGCAGAAAGTGTCCCAGCAAGGAATTGTCAAGTCAGGCGGGTACGCTCTTATTACGCATTTGATTGGAGACGTAGCAGATGTCCTCGACGCTATCGACGAGCTTTGACGTACTTGCCCGTATCTGGGGGGATACAGAGGGCTACGTGTGGCTCCCATGGATCGAGGCTGGATCATGGTCTAAGCCTGGTGGCCCCAAGTATCACGAAGGGCGAGCGTGGCGCTGGCCGGAGCAGTCTGATGAGATTAAGATCATCATGGCACAGCACGAGTACGAAGACCAGTACTTCACCCCAGGTGTTTTCGACGCCCCCCGTCGTGTCGCACAGCACGCCATACCAGTTCCTTGGCTGTGGGCCGATCTAGACCCAGTAGACCCAACCACTATAAAGGGTCTGACACCAACCATCGCGTGGGAGACCTCCCCCGGAAGGTATCAGTGTGTTTGGGAGATGCCGTACCCACGGGAAGGCGCCACCGAGCATGGGGGGCCAAACCACAAGCTGACAATCTACATAGGTGCTGACCCATCTGGGTGGGACTCGACACAGCTGCTCCGTGTACCCGGGTCGGCCCACACTAAGACCGATAAGCAGATCGGCAAGCTGATGTGGGCGGACGGTCCTAGGCTTCATTGGAAGCAAATCTCTGAGCTCCCAGAAGTCCCCACTCGGGACGAGGACGCTGCTATGCAATCCCTGTCCGAAGAGGCCATCCGTGCAGTTGATAGGGCGGCCGTGTGGGCCCGGGCTCGTCCCCTAGTGTCTACCCGTACCCGGGAGCTCATGGCGTTGAGGGATGCTGCAGGTCTCGACCGGTCCGAAGCTCTCTGGTCTGTAGAGCGCGACCTCGCAGATGCCGGATGTTCAGTACTGGAGATTGTTGCTCTGGTGATGGGTACCCCGATTGACAAGTATCAGGGTAGGGGTGACCATCTGAGGCGTCTTTCTATAGAGGCATCTAGGGCTGTTGCTGAGCGCCCTTCCGAGCCTCTCGAGGGCGGCGCTCTGCCGGAGGGCGCTCCTATGTGGGCCTCGGACCTGGCGTCAATTACTATCCCCCGTCCAAGGTGGCTTATTGATGGCATCTGGACCCAGGGGGGTTGTGGCTTCGTATCCGGGGCTCCCAAGTCCTACAAGTCTTGGCTGTCTCTGGACATGGCCGTGTCGATTGCCACGGGTCAGCCTCTTCTGGGGAAACACCGTGTAGTGTCTCCCGGGCCTGTTCTGTACCTTCAAGAGGAGGACTCTCTAGCAACAGTTGTAGACAGGTTGGAGGCTATTGTAGAGGGCCGGGCCCCAAGGTCACACTGGGGAGGGACCCTCGAGGCTGACCGCCAAGGAAGAGTCAATTGGGAACCATCTGAGGGACTACCGATTGATGTTCAGGCCCACACCGGGGTTGTTTTGTCGGATCCTCGATGGATGGCTTGGCTATCCGAGAGGGTCAGGACCTACGAGCACCGGGCTGTCGTGATCGACACCCTCACCACCGCAATTGGGGATGTCGACCTAGATAAGGCTGTAGACCTTCAAACGAGGGTTCTGCGCCCTCTTCGTGAGATAGCCCAGACGTATGGATGTGCTGTGATTATTGTGCACCACAGCCGGAAGAACACTCAGAGTGGACGTCGGGGGTCCAACATGCTCGGTTCGGTGGCCCTCCACGGGTGGGTGGACTGCGCCCTGTACTTGGATCGAGACGAGGAGTCTGGCGTCATCACAGTGTCCCCCGAGGGTAAAAATGACCCCGCTGAAGGTTGGTGTATGAAAGTCCCGCGTGTCTGCCGTAACTGGGTAACAGGTGACAGGGCAGTGTGGGCACCGGAGATCGTGGACGACATAGCAAAGGAGTCTACTCCGAAGGTGGCCGGAGGTAAGATCTCTGAGGTCATTCGTAGCATGGGCGGCACTGCTAACGCTGAAGACCTGAAGGGCGTGGTTGGTCGCGGGTTTTCGCGGCAGATTACAGCAGCGCTGTCTAATGGCCTCGTTCAGGAGATAGCCAGAGGAGTGTTTGCCGTAGTCAAGCCAAAATGAACAGTTAAAACTGACCGTTTATTTACAACGCGGATTGGGCAGGGTAGTGTTTAAACCATGAAAGATATCAAGTATCTCAAAGATCTGATCCTAGACTTCGGAAGGGCCTTTTACGGGTCTGAGAGCACAGAATACGCCGCTAAGAGGTGAGTTGAAGCTCTCCCCAGTGAAAGTCCGGCTGACTTCCATGAGTGGTTTTACCGTGGGTTCTGGTCGCCAGACGTCGCTAAGGCCCTCTCAGACGCAGGTGCCTACCCCTGGGAGGTCACTCCTAGTACCGCCTAGGACCTGTGCTGCGGTGACCTTGCGGTAGATCTTTTTCTGAGTTTGAGGTAGTTAGTACGTACTAAAATCAAGTACTTTACACTTGGAGCGACCTATACAACGGGTAGTCAGAGCGAGCCACCAAAGCGCATAAGCACTAACCAGCCTTCAGATACAAAAGGAGCTAAAATGAATTCTGAAAAAGGGTACATCAAATCAACCAGGCTCTGGTTCACCGATATTGAGGATCTCGTCACACCGCTGGCAACTCAAGCGGTAGCATCCTGGGATCGGATTGGGCTTCCGCATGAGGAGCATGAGTGTGAGGTCACCCTCCGTGCCTGGATGACCAAGCGCCGTCAGGTATACTACACCCTGACCTTGGACTACGACTGCGACACTGAAGTTTTTGTGGCCGAGGGATACAGCATTCCTGTGAGGTCTGATGATGGTATCGACTGGTACGAGTGCGCCGAGAATGGTATGTGGACCCAGATCTCTTCCCTTGTCTGTGAGGACGCAGCAGACCGGCTCACTGGATCGGACCTCGTTCGGTGGATGCGGGTGATGTCGCGATGACGTCTATCGGTATGTGCCCCTATGAGTTTCTGTAGACCTCACGGTAAAAGACCTTAGTCGGGGGCGTTTGAAATACTCCCAGATGGCCCTTGAGCACCTGCTCCGGAAGGGAGTGGACTTTTGTCGACGCTGCTGGCGTACATTACCAGCGCGCTCGGATGGGATGTCGGTGATAGGGTGGCCAAAAAGCATGCAGCCGGTATGGCAGAGTGGCTCGAATCTGTGGCTGCCGTACACAACTAGCCCGGGCAGCGCGGACTGCTTCCAGTATGGCAACCACCGCAACCGCTAAGGTAAGTAGAAACCCCCGGTGATAGCCCGGGGGTTTCTTCATGTCACCAACCTAAGAAAACTGGAATATTGAGAATCAACCGGCCATGCTCATTCTCGAGATTAGACGCCCACACCTCGATATCAGATCCTCGGGAGGTCTTATTTACCCACACGTTGCCCCCCGTAATGGTAAGAGCCTCCGAGATGTTCTTTACGCTGTAATCGCCGCCATTAAAGGCTGCTAGCTTCGAAGGCCACGCGGTGCCGACAGCCTCGTCCAAGCGGAGGTCCAGATGGATATTACCTGCCCCGTTGACTGCTATCAGCGTGACCCGGCCATCCGGGTTATGGTCGCCGGAGCCCGACTTCACCCCAGGCGTGAATTTTCCGGTCAGATCGACAGACGGGCCAGGGGGTCTCGGGGTCGTGACGGTTATTTTGAGTTTGTCCTGAACGATGGAGGTACGGGCTGAATACCCGGTTCCGTATTCGAAGACGATAGGCCAGAGCTGCGGGTGTGGGACCTTAATGTCGAGGTTGACACCGCCGGTCACTTCCCGAGGGGTGACACCTCCAACAGTTGCGTACCAAACGGTTCCGCCCTTGATGCTGCCTCCGCCAGGACCTGCCGGCCCAGCGGGTCCTGGGTCACCCTTGGGGCCAGGTTTACCATCAGCACCTTTAGGTCCAGGAGGTCCAGGAGGTCCAGGAAGTCCAGCCGGTCCCTCTGCACCTCTGGGGCCTGCCTCGCCGGAATCCCCCTTAGGACCGCGCTCCCCAGGGAGGCCCTTATCCCCCTTAGGTCCTGGCTGACCATCTTCGCCTTTTTCACCGTTCGGACCTTGGGGCCCAGCGGGGCCTCTAGGACCCTCAGGACCCGGATCACCTTTAGGTCCGCGCTCGCCAGGAGGACCCTGCCGACCTGTCTCCCCCTGCGGGCCAACGGATGTGGGGATATCATAGACATCAGTAGAGTCCTGCCCAACCACTGTTAGCTTGGTGCCCTCGAGTCGGACAGAGCGCACTCCCGGAACGTAGGTACCGTTAGTTGGGGGCGGTTGCAGCCCCTCCTGAGACGCCATACCTCCGATGTCGTGTGTGCGGTCAGCTTCTACTCGTATAGGTGCATAGGTTCTCGCAGCTGTGCCGGACGACAGCTGGAGCGTCCACGTTACACCAGCGACAAGAGGAACTTCACCTACGTCTCCTGTGGGGTATACCCTACGTGTCACCGGAGACACGCCCACAGAGATGCCTCCTAGCGTAACAACCCTCTCATGCGGCGTGGCCGTGAGCCACCACACCGTCCCGTCATCCTCGATCTGGGCCACCCGCCCAATGATTTTTCCTGTAGCCATACACCCTCCATGTAAAATGCCCCCGACCACTGGGTCGGGGGCTGCAGAAATACCACCTACTAGGACACTGTAGCATGAACAAGCTCAACTGGTCATTTATTGCGGAGTCTCCCCGGAGGCGCTACGCTAATACCCATGAATACAACATACTTGAAGTACATCCTTCCGTCCATCAGCATCGTAGTTGGTATGACTATGTGTGTCGCCTACTCTCTTGGACAAGACGACCCGCTCATGCTATGGGGGGGACTCCTGATGATCACGGCGGTATCTATGGCTCTTTACGCCATGTGCGAGTCTTGGTAGGCTCAGCGAGCAATAAGAGGAGACTCTATGATTGGTGAGTTGAGGCCGATTTCTGGTGGGTCACTCCATCCGTGCTCGGAGTTTCTGCAGTAGTGCTGGCCATCCTAGATGCCATTGACTCGTACACGTCGGATTATCGGATGCGGGCCGTAGGCTGTGTAGCGGCCCTGCTCTTTTATGCTATCCATGTTTGCCCTAGGCCCTAACGCAGAAAAGGCCCCTCAACAGAGGGGCCTTTTCTCTTAGGTCACTTACCAGCGACCCGATCGGAGTCAGCAATCGACGTCAGGATCGACGCCACGCCGGCGGCAGCTGCCACAGACAGGGTCTGAACCCAGTCCACGGACAGGATACCGACCGCGCCTACGCCCAGAACCGCGACTACGCTCTGCGCCACAGTCTTTAGGGCGCGCTCGGCAGCGCTGGCCCAAAATTCGCGAGTAAACATACTCACCTTACCTTTCTCTTCGACTTCCCCATGACGGGGCTCTTCTGCGATGCCCGGAGCGGACACCGGCCGGAACAGGATATCCTGCTCCCACCAAAAATTCTCGTGCCAATCGTCCATGATAGCTGGGTTGACCCCAGCCTGCACCACAAGATGAACCGGTACATCGTGCGGGACGTGCGGTGATTCAAGCTCGCGCACCACCTTGCCGTCCACAGACCAGACAACACGGTTTTCGTCGACCTCGAGACGGTACCTGTGCCACTCTGACACGTCGACATCCACCATCAGCGGGAGATGATCAGGCTTTCCCGTCTCAGGCTCCGGCCAGTGGAGGTTAGTCATCGTACGGCCACTACCGACGCGGCCCTCCAGTATGTTGACCTCGCCTCTAGGCCAGACATTGTCATCTTGCGGCCACAGCATAGCGACCAGCTCCACCCTATCGGTGGCCGGTGCTTTTAGGTCGAACTCCCACACGCCCCCGGCGGGGGTATTATAGGTGCCTGACCATGATGGACAAAGCAGCGAGTCATCCATAGCTTGCTGATGATCCACCATAGCGTTCCGGAAAAGCTGGTAAGACGCCCGGTCGAACTTGAACCCAAGCCTAAAAGTCCTACCGTCCTGCTGGAGCGTAGTCATCTCCTGGCTGAAGCGGCCCATAGTACCATGGGCTGGCCGCTGAACCGACCATCCTCCATAGGTAGTGGCGCTAAGCAGCTCAGTGCTCACCCTCTATCCTCCTAACCCTCTCCGAGAAATCATCTAGCCTTGAGGCAGCCATGGACATCTCTGAGGTAATGCGCTCGTTCAACAGTATCGTGTGGCGGTTAAATCGCCCAATTTCAGCATCTTGGCGCTTCTGAGCCTCTTGGATTAGCATAATAGCCTCTGCATTATTCTTACTAATATTCAGAACCCGCTTAATGTCATCCCTAAGGGATGATCCGCCATTAGTGTACTGCTGGGATAGTACTTCAGCGGTGTCACGTGCAGTCTTATAAGCCTGCTGTCGAAGGTCCCGTATTTCGGCAAATACCTTCATACCACCAAAAAGCGCTGTCAAGAGCGCTGCCAACCCCGCCAATAGACCCCCCAGCAGCTCCCACGGGGGGGCTGGAATTGTTATCACTTCCCGAGCTTTTCAAGAATAGCGTCAACGCCAAGGGCGAGTTTATCGATCTTAAGATCCAGCTCCCTGACCTTTGTCTTAGTGTCAGCTATTTCCTGATTCAGCGGAATAGTACCCTCAGGATCTCCGCGACGGACATCTGCGAGATCCTGAGACAACTCTCGCACACGTACCGCCAGATCCCTGATAACCTCGTCAAAGCGCCCAGCGTTCGGGATATACGTGGCCCACACCGAGTTGTCTACAATAGACGCAATCCTATTTGCTGTTTCTTCATTCATTTCCAAGTCCTCCTGACCATATGTAGTAAAGTTGAGCGCCGGAATTGATCCGTAAATGTCCTCAAAAAACACGTGAATATGGTCCTCGTGGCGATCACTGACACCCGACCTGTTGCCACTAAGCTGAGTCCACGTCCCGTACCGTGTCTTCCAGATGCGATTCTGCCAAATAATATGCCTAATGTGCATTTGTTTGGCGTTAGTCATAAGCCACGCCAAGACTGCCTCTCCGGCTTCTCGGTACTTCCCGCCTGACTTAACCCCAACCTCAGGAGCGCAGATAATATCCAGCGCCCTACCAGTACCATGCTCATCAGGCCACTGGCCAGAGTCCGGGTACGCCCCACTCATCGTGTGTTCATCCCACCCCCGGCCAATCCAAATTACCGGGAACGACTTTCTAGTGCCCCAATAAATAGAAGCAGCAAGGGCCTTAACGATAGCCCTGGAGTTGCTATTAAGGTACCTATCCCAATCTATAGGAGCTCCCACGTAATCACCTCCTAGTCCATTTACTATACGCCTCCATTTGGCACTCGCCGCACCACATGGAGGACCCATCAAAGTACAGTTTCGCTCCAATAAAGCCGCAATTGGGGCAGTCAGCTATAGTAATGAATTTCACCGCATCCACAGGACCACCGCAGACACCGCTGCGGAACCTCCAGTTAGAGCCCCGCCAGAGGCGAGATACGCCTGAGTGCTCACAGTAAGGTACTGCCCCAAACCGCTCACGTAAAAAGGCCAAGTAATCCCAGCTGGAACATCAGCTGAGCCCATCATGGACATCATCTGCGGGCTGTACTGACCACCGCACTGCATACGTCCATAGCACCACCCGACAGCCTGATTAGCATCATACCGTGGTGCGATAGTGCCCCCAGCAAGGACTACAGCACGCGTTGCCCACGGGGCGCACGGTATCCCCACACTAGCTGCATCGCCCCACGATGAGCTTGGCTGCCACGATCCGTTACTATTCGAGTAAGACTGCGCACTAATCTGCTCACGTAAAGCATCTGGTCCGATAAGACCCCTACCAATCTCCAAAGTACCATCGAAAATGGCCGACCCAGAAACATGGAGCGTCCCCCGGGTCATCTTGATATCACCCGCCCCGATAGTGGCTGAGAACTCAGCCATTCGAGACTCTAGCATGTCTAGGCGGTCTACTACAGCCCTTAGCCCAGCATCGTCACTAGGCCTATCGATAGTCCTAGGATCAATAGCCACTAGTCACCCCCTGCAAAATCGGCTTGATTTTAAGGATCTGCCCGGATACCGGGTCAGGGTCAGCTACCCAACCAAGCAACCTAGCTCGCAAGTTCATGTTAACTTCCGGTAGGTCCGCATTTCTAAGTTCTACTTCAATCATATCACCAATCTCGAAATCACGAGTCGGAATACAGTCATCTAAAAGAACCTCAATGGCGTAAGATGAAGTCCCGTCCTGCTGATTGGCTCTAGCGGTATCTACGTAGCCCTTAATAATTTCGGGGTTTTTCGACCCTGTATCTGGGCTCCATCGTCTTTCAATACGTAGGAAGTTCGCTGCTAGGTAGGTCTCTGCCTGAACAGTGTACATATACCGCTCATCCCCCTCGCGATTAGCTGTTCCTGTGAAGATTGTCGCGCCTTTGCCATCTGTGTAGTCTTCAGTCTTAGTCCACTCTCCCCGGGTCAAGATGCACGTCACGTCTGAAGACCCAAGATGGTCAGCAACTACAGCAGTAAACTTTAGATTTCCGCGCTCGTCTAGATGCCATCTAGTTGTGAATTCACAACCATTACGAGTGCTCATAAGATTTTGTAGTCCTGCAAGGCAGGTCATATCTTGGTCGCTCGTGTAAGTCCGGTCTCCGCTAGCCCCGGGGAGTTCCTCCACAGAACCCGAGAACTCCTGTGCGAGCCGGTCAATCCCGATCTTACGAGCAATCTCGGTATACGGTTTACTGCGGTACTCGCCGGCGGATATGTAGTTCCTAGCGAGCCATCCTTCGGCAGGCTGAAGACCCAGCTCAATACTAGGGCCGGATCCATAGACTCTCCGGTCTACCCACCCCGCCCATACGACGTGCTGCGACCCTTGAGACTCCGCAATCGCAGCCAGCACAGACCTAAGGGGCTGTGTAGCTACTTGCCACAGTGGGGGAATCCGGTCTGTAATAGGCAACTCGAGAGACGCCTGGTCAGCCCGTCCCATAATATGGGAGATGCTACCCTTTATGCGCGCACCTGGAAGCTCTGTAATAGCCCTCCCAGTACGCTCAAACGACACCCAGCGAATACCCATATCAGCCGTTATCAGTGGCAATCCAGTTGACAGTAACCTGAGAACCTGTATCTACAAACACCGAGAACTCGGTAGCAGTAACATTGTAGACTTTAGGTGTATTCCACCCGACAGATCCTGCTGCGGAGTTTATAGTAGTAACCACCACTGGTGGAGATTGAAAACGACCGGCAGGAAGGGGGACAACTTTAGTGTAGTTACCGTACCCTCCAGCAAGAACAGACCCGGCGGCCATCTGAGGCACCTTCGGGAGTTCGTCTCTGTACGACAGCTGCCTCCAAGTAGATCCGGTCCACACCAGAAAAGCATTCTGCTTAGTGACATAAATAGGAGTACCCGGGCGAAGTGCGTACCCGGATGGCGCGTTAGTGCCGACCACCGGAATAACGCCACCAGCAGCAGCTGTATACTCCCTAATATCCGACACAACTACGCCTCCGGACGACCTGACACGCGCCTCAGCTAGCGGCAGCACCCCCGCTGGGACAGCAGGTGCAGTAGGTGCAGGAGATGCTGTACCACTGATGGCCACAGCCACAGTCTGGTACCTCCCAGACGAGTCCACAGATCCGTCCTCGACCTTAATTCCGATAAGATCAATTCGGTCGTAAGACGGGTGCTTGGCAGCAAGGGTGACCGTGTTACTCGCGCTAGAGGACACCCAATAAGATCCGTTAGTGCTTTGTGACGGTGTGACGACCCCGCAGCCGGACGAGACCAAGACATTCCCGCCAGACGCAGAAACCGAAAAGCCGGATATGACACCGGCACGGCACGCATTTGTATGAGTGTCATGAGTCATTGTGGACCCCACAGCAGCGCGTCTAAAATCGGCTGGCTGGATCGGAATGCTATTGCCAATAGGGACAACTGGGTCGAATGCCATTACATAATCTCCTTAACAGTTACGATTGCTCTACTAACTTGATTGTATTCGTCCGCACTATATCGGATATTCCAGTAGCCATCACTTAGGCTCTCTGGCCACTCCCTAATAGACGGAATAACCGGGGATGACCCGGCTAGAAGGGCTGACCTCCTGAGTGGGTCCACGACCAAGGTTTCGCCATACCCAAGAGTAAGTCCATCCCAAGTTAGCACATACCCGTCCTGACCTTGGGTTATCAAAATAGATGGAGACGTAACAAGACCCGTAATCTCTATTATCAGACGAGCTGCATGCGGGACATAGACCGTCACTTCACCTGTGGTTGTAGTAGTGCCCCATTTGATTGGGAACACCCAAGGGAAGACCAAACCTCCGGAAACCTTGTGGAGTCCTAGCTCATACGTCTTATGTCCAGATGTGTCAAGTCCCCCGTCCAAGCCTTGGCCTCCTTTAAACCACACTGGGTCTGGAGCTGTTACTTGAGTCGCCCATTTAAACGCCTTGGCCTCGTTCGACCATGTTATTGCGAGTTCGCCGCTGCGTATGACCTGCATAGACTGCCATCCAGCAGCAGTTAGCACAGATACCCAGAAAAGGCCGTCCCTAAAGCTCTTCCGAAGCAGCTTAATGGCAGACTGGGAATCTTCAGGGGTATCTCCGATATATGTACCAGACAGTGCACCTGACATAGCGCCGCTATAGGGGTTTGTAATCCAGATGCCGTCCATCTGAGTACGCTGCCCAGACTGGTATACAGATGCGGGGAGGCCCCACAGACCGACCTCTGACGTCACCCATTTATCGAGGTCATTGATATCAAGGCCACGGACTACGACGTTCCTCATATGAGCCTCCTTAGAGCCTGTGATACGGCCACCGCCGTGGAGTACGGGTCAACATTGTAGGTATTTACATTAATACTACCACTATTCGAGTAGCTGCTATTAATAGTAGCCCCAGAGCTATCTGGGATAATATCCCGTGCTACCTGAGCTACGCCCCTTGCTTTGGCCTCAAGATACCCCTGCTGGCCTGCAATAGAGTCAGCGAAGTCAGTCACGATTGCTTCGCCAGAATAGGTAACGTAACCTCGACCAGAGAAAGGCCCCCACTTAGCGGGGGAGAACGGCCACAGGCCGCGCAGCTTAGACATGCCATCCGATACCCAGCTGGTAAGTTTATTCCAAGAATTCTGGATGCCACGTAGGAATCCACCTACTAGGGCTTCACCAGACCTGAGAAGGAAATTACCCATATCCCCGAGAGCCCGCATAATCCCGTCCGGGATGCCCGACACAAAGCTTACTATCCTATCCCACACCTCCTTAGCACCTTCGAGGAATCGACCAGTACTATCCACTGCGAATTGCCACAGCTGCGGTCCCAGGGATGAGATAGCCGAGATAATCTTACCCGGAAGCTCCGAGAGCCATCTAACGTAACCGAGGAATGCATCGATACCAGACTTGACAAAAGCGCCGAACCACTCAACTGCCTTAAGCCAAAGATCTCCAAGGAAGGCTAGGCCATCCAGAATCATCCCAGGCAGGTTACCGATGAACTCCCCAAGAAGTCCGAAGCCTGCAATAGCTGCATTACTAAAATCCTCGGCCCATTTCATACTTCCGAGGTACTCGATGAATGCATTAAAGCCGTCAACGATGCCCTGCCAGAACTGTCCTACCCATGCTGCAAAAGCATTCCAGGCATCGCCGACACCGGACCAGCAGTTAGTCAGCCAGGCCACACACTCAGCCCACACCCCGTTAAGCCAGGCGACAACTGTCTCCCAGTTAGTGATCAGCAGGTAAAGCCCAGCGGCGAGAAGACCAATGGCGGCTACGATCCACGTAATTGGGTTAGCCAGCATTGCGGCTGTAGCACTCCAGATAGCCGCAGTTACGCTGTATAGCCCGACCAACACCACCCCAGTAAGGAGCGCTCCAAGCACGTTAAACACCCAAGTGTTTTGGGACACCCAATCAGCGAGAGCTTGGAACTTTGGTATCAGTTCAGCTGTAGTATCGCCCAGCCATGTAAATACTTGTGAACCCAGAGGCTCAAGAGCTTCCAGAGCCCTGTTCTTCAGTAGGGTCCACTGCTCAGCGAAGTCCATCGTCTCCTCAGCAAGGCCAAGGATACTGTCATCGGTAGACCCAATAGACTTCATCATGTCACCGGCAGAAAGCTGGCCTGACTTCATAGCCTCGACAAACTGCATCGCGCCGCGAGTGCCAAAAATCTTGGAGGCCAGCTCGAGAGCCGCAGCCTCGTTGCCCTTGTCCAGGAATCCCTGAATTTCACTAGTGACACGCTGAAAAGCCTGCTTCGGATCTTCCCCCTTCTTAGCAAGGGTAACAAGACCCTTACTAAGTGACGCCATAACAGCCGTGGAATTCAATCCAGCTTTATCGAACGCACCAACCATAGCAATAGTGTCTTCGAAGCTGAAGCCAAGAGTCTTCATCGAGGGCGCAGCCTGCTGGGCAGCAGATGCCAACTCGTTCATGCCCACACCGGTAGCCTGAGACACTCTAAAAAGGTTATCCATAGCGTCTATGACAGCGTCGCCCTGGATACCAAAAGCCGAAAAGGCTGCGGTTGTCTTCTGAATATTAACATCCTGGCCCAGAAGCCTGCCGGCCTCAAGATACTGAGAAGCCACTTTTTCAAGAGTGTCTCCAGAGAGCCCGAGCCGAGTATTGAGGTCAGCCACCGTTGACCCGATTTTAGAATACTCAACAGGTACAGATCGACCGATTCTCTTTGCGACCTCTACCATTCCCTCAAGGGCCTCACCAGATGCACCAGTGCCGACCCGGATAGTGTCGTTGACGTCGTCAAATACTGATCCGACCTCATACAGCCCCTTACCGAGCCCAGCCAATAGGCCGCCGGCCAGCGCGGGCATAGCCCAGCCCTGTAGCCCCTCAGCGAGACGCTCAGAAAGCTTCTTGCCACCCTCGGATCCTGCCTTATCAGAAGCCCCGGTAACAGCCTCCGTGATCTCGTCGGTAATCTTTCTCTCAGCACCCTGCATGGAGGGCACAAGCTGAAAATAACCTGTCGCCAGCTCTACACTACCCATTAGTCCACCACTCATCGAAAGTCTCGGGGGCTATCGGGTCAGCCCCAAAGCGCTTTACGCTCTCGTCCTTCTCACCAGGTCTCGCTATAGGTTTCGGTTTCGGGGCGTTCTTATTGCCGCTCCGCTGCCAGTTCCCAGCGTTCAGCAGGTCCACAGCATTGGCCATCATATAGTCAGTAACGCTCCACGGAGCGCCCAGATCAGCCGCCAAATGAGACCCGGGATCAGCTGTGTATATTACGGCTTTGAGGTCGGACCACGTAAAGCGCTCCGACCCCAAATCCCGCACCCTGAGGCCCCTGCGAATAAGCTCACCCTCCACAGCAACATAGTGAGCCATCACGATAGCCAGGAGCCCAATTATTCCCCCGCTGAAATACCAGAGTGGTCGGCCCAAGCTTTCATCAGCTCGCCAGCCTGTATCTCGTCAATCTTGTCCAGAATACCCGGGCAGTATCTATCCAAAAGCTTCACCTGGGCCTCAGCAGCAGCGGCCACATCCTCTGGCTTAGGCTCGCGCTTACGCTTCTGAGCCTCGGCCAGAGGCTTAGCAGCTTCAGACAACCCCATCCGCACGCCCACAGGAAGCCGGTTAAGGTTGGGAACCTCGTAGATCTTCTTCTCGCCGGGGAGCTTAAACCTGAATTTCTCTCTCTGCGTAATATCAGAGCTGCTCAATTCAAAAACATCACTCATGCAGACACCACACCATCGTCTAGGAAGATGTAAATGGAGTTTCCGCTCTTATCTGGATAGCACGACAGAGTGACGGGCCACTTAATAGCATCAGTAGCGCTAAATGTAATCGTGTCCGTAGCAGTAACCTGACCATCCGGGACAAAAATAAGGATACGCGCCGCACCATCCTTCATCTTGAAGTACCAGCTCTTATGAGGAAGCTCATCAGCCTTGATTTTCACAGTAGTGCGAGTTCCAGCAGAGGAAGTCGCCCTAGTAACCTCTACATTGGACTCCCCAGCAAAGTTTTTTAGGCTCTGCTCATTAGTTTCCAATTGAGTCCACTTCAACTCACCTGAGAACGTTTCGAGGATCTTCTTGACGACCGTTCCGGACCAGTCTTTGATGTCATTTGTTGACCGGTCAACTGTCAGTTCAAGGCCATCCTCAGAGACATACCCGGCATCCACAGCTTCGGTCGGGATCGTGTCACCCGCATGGGACGGGGCCGTCTGCTGAAGCTTCGGGGAAGACAAGATAGCGCCGGTGACAGCCTGATCCGGCCTGCCGGCGAAAATATTAAGGTTATTAACAGCCATTACATTCCTCCTTAGATAGTAATGCCGGCCACATGCAGCCGAACAGCGAAAGAGTACCTAGAAATACCAGTCTGCGGGTCAGGTTCAGGATACGGAGCCACCGCGACCCGGCAGTTATGGCACGGGTATTTACCTAACCACCCGTCTATGGGCAGCTGCTCGAGCAGCTGGAGTACGTGCTCAGCGAGCCTAAACGCCCCCATGTCGTCCTGAGGGGTAGTACCCCAACAGGATATAGATATTTGGTGCACAGAGCGCCTGGGGTCGAGGATTTCGCCGCCAGTGGAGCGAACCACCACCAAGGGCGACTTCCCAACCCTGCCGGCTTTACCAGCGGCACGGATACCGTCCTTGGAGTTAAGAAACCGAATGACCGCCGTCTCCACGTCTGGGCGAATAGACACACTCAAGATAGACCCCCAAAAGCCGCAGTAAGAACCTTATCCTCTGCCTCCATTATACGCCCTTTTCTGTTTTTAGCTCTAACGGTAACCCTTGACCTATGCACCCCATCATATTCGGAGTACTCAAAGTAGTCTTCTCCGGCCTGAGACACCATCTGTGCTCCCCACTCACGGAGCTTATCCTTGACCTCCGGGCTTTTACGCATAGCATCGAAAGCCTCGTAGTTAAACACTAGCTTAGTAAGTGCTCCGGCCATATCAGTCAGCTCCAACCAAAAACACGCATGTATGGTCCAAGAGTGAGCCTGTATCCCACACCTGGGGGTGTGCGTCAACCCTGTACCTAGGGACGTCATCATCGATCCACACGGAGTCAAATCGTCCCGCATAACGGGATACAACATCAGCCGTCAACACGACAACATAGTCCCACCTAAAAATGGACGTCCCAGCTGGCAGCCACGCGGTGTAAGCGACCTTACCATCTCCCTGATACGACCCCTCAAGGCCATCCATTAGACCGGGCTGAACTGAGCACCCCGGGACAATGCTGCGAGTAGAAACCTTCCCGTACTCCCACTCGCCACGATCATTCGTCCTCCGCTCTGGAGCCCCGACGATGATCGTATTAGTCATCATTCTGACGATACTCATGGCCGCTCACTAAGGATGTATGGGGCCAGCACGCGCCGCACACCGGCGCTAACATCTAGCTGACCTCCGGCAGTCCCGTACGAGGCCGAGATCGAGCCCACAGCCTCCTGGGTTCTACCCAAAGGGCTAGCCCAAGACGCCAGCACCACAGACATCACAGCACTGGCTACCGCGCCGGGAACCTCGTCATAGCCGTGAGTCATAGTCACCTGCACAGCGCCGAGTCGACATGGCAGATCCTCACGGACCTCTACCATTCCTCGAGGAGACCAACCGTCAATAGCCAGCTCACGTCCATCTACAGCAACCGTAGGACGACTGACAAGACGAAGGGTGGGAAGTACCAACAGACGTCCCCCGCGAGTATCCATGATTACCGTGTGAGTCTCTACACCAGCAATATGCCACCCGCACAAATCACGCACGGTGTCCGAAGCACGGTCAATCCAGCCCTGGAGCCCGGGGCTGGATGCAGGAACCCGGCCCAGGCTAGCTTCTGCCAGCTGGGCCGGGGTGACAAGCGCGTTACTTGGCACTTGACTCAGGTTCCTTCGTGTCTCCTGCTGCTACAGGCTGTGGGGCGACACCGAGACGCTCAGCGTCCTCAGGAGAGAGCTGAATAGTCACCGGTGCGCCGTGCAGCAGAATTTCATAAACATCCATAGTCACTGCGACAGGTCCACCTTTGCGAATCCCAGAGGCTTACGCACTGCCAGCAGTGCTCGACGCTCAATGCGAGTAGTCACGACATTGCTAGTGAAGGTCTCACCGTGCGACACAGTAGACTCGACCCGGATTCCGCCACGCTTGTAAAAGGTAGCGCAAGTCTTAAATGCCCCAACCAAAGCAGTGCCTTTAGGCATAGCCGATGTAACAACAGTACTCAGCCCCCACACATTCGGGAACAGATTGACCCCGCCTTGGGAGGCATAGGCTGGGGCGAAAATTCCACCGCCATAGTACTGGTCGTTCTTGTCCTTGGCGAGACGGAGAGCAGTGTAATCCTCGACGCTCATAATGATGCCATCTGCGGTGTAATCTGCAGCCCTAGCGACTGCTGAGGCCGCCTTAAAAATGGCATCAGCTGTAGTATCAGTGCCCTTAGTAATAGCCTGGATACCGGACGTGCTCAAGATGCCACGAATGTTGGCACCAGATCCGTCGCCATTAACCAGCGCCTTTTCTTCGGCCAGCTCGAGCTCATAAACTCCGCGTCCATTAATCTCAGAAACGAGGAACGCAAAGTCCTCGAGCATTTCATCCGAATACTGGATAACACCAGCAATTTTCTTGTAAGCCTCAGTGACCAATTCAGGGTCGGACATGTGAATCTGAGGCTTCTTCTTGCCCTCTTCCACAGCTCCCATGGAGCCCTCCATCTGCCCCTCACGGAGCCACGACACAGCCGAGGTGTCAGTAGACCCTTGCTGGAAAAGCTCTCCGACCTGCAGTCGGGTACGGACCGTTTCCAGACCCGGAATGTACTCCGTTGAATACGGCAGAGCGCTGGAAGGAGTAGTATGCGGGTCGGACGCAGTTTTAACGCCCAGCCACTCGGGTGCTGCAGCAGAGCCCGTCTGGCCCTTCATGCCGGACAGCTGAGCACCGATAGACTTAACGACATGCTCGCCGAGCGACTTAGCAGCAGCCTGAGAGCGGTCCTCAGGGGTCTCCCCGCCGAGGCCTCGGATAGAGTCCATCAGCCCCTTGCTCTCCAGACAGGCCTCAAGAGTAGACTTGGCGTCGCTAAGCTCGGACATCCACCCCTTAACACGATCGACATTATCGCCGAAGCCGCCCCTTTCAAGCGCCTCATCGGCGGCCTTCTCGATCTTTTCGCTCAGGCCCTTGATATGGACCTTCAGTGTCTCGATATTCACTGATTCTCCTTAATGCCCAGCAGGGCCAAAACTTCGCCCACAGGGATCCCTGCAGACTTCTCTTCATTATCGGAGCCCTCGTCACCATGGGCATCCAAAAGCTCCCCAAGGGCCTCATAAGCCCTTCTAATCAAATCCAGGTTCTTAGCTGAAAGAACTCGTCCAGCTTTCACTTCAGTAATCATCGCTTCCGGGTTTGCTGGAATCGGGACGACGGAGATCTCATACAGCTCAAGCTCTTTAAGCTCATAGCCTTTGCCGGACATCTCCGCGTCAAGAACGCTGTACCCAAAACTCAGTGAGTCAAGACGTCCATCCTTAAGCTGCTCGTAGACAATTCTACCGTAAGTATCCCCGGAAAGGTCGAGCTTCGCCTTGAAGAACAGGCCTCGTTCGTCCTCATAAAGCTCCATGGCAAAGC